AGTGGTGGAACGAGAAGTACCTCGATCCCCCGATGTCGGTCGGGGACATCCGCGACAAGATCCAGCGGGGCTGGGTCCGGTGGCTCGAGGGTGGCCTCGAGGACGCGACTCCCGAGAGCATCCTCGAGCAGGCCAAATCCCCGCTCGAGTTCATTGGGCTGGACCGATTGGCCGAGCTGGCCGCCGAATCGGGCGATGCCGAGTGGCTGGTCGAGGATCTGGTGATCGCCGGCGGGCTCCATTTCATAACCGCTCCGCCGGGTGGCGGGAAGACGTGGGCGGCGGTCGATCTGGTCCGCGCCTGCGTCACCGGGGACCGCTGGCTGGCGTCTCGGGACGTCCTCAAACCGATATCGGTTCTTTATATAAACGAGGAGATGGGACCGTCCGCGTTCTTCCGCCGGCTCGATGGTTTGCGGGTGCCGCCGGACCGTCTCTCGATCCTCCAGCGGTCGAACGTGCGGCTCGACGATCCCGACCATCTGGCTCAGGTGGTGAAGCATATCCGCGACCGGCAGATCCGCCTGGTGGTGGTCGATACCTTTGTCCGAGTACACGGGAAGGACGAGAACAGCAACACCGAGATGGCCATGCTGTTCAAATGCTTTCGCGAGATGATGGACGCCGGCTCCGCGGTGGTCTGCCTCCACCACCACCGCAAGAGCGGAACCGGTTCTCCGGTGGCCCACGAGGCTACCCGCGGGGCGGGGGAGATCGCGGCGCAGGCGGACATCATGGCGGCCATCGAGAAGGATTCCGGAGCCTACGTTTTCCGGATCACCAAGCACCGGCACCTCGAGGAGGACTCGGTCGGGGAGATCGCGTTTTGCGTCGATTCGCTGGACGACGGCTCATACCGGATCGAACCTGTCGAACGCGACACGGCCAAGGAGGCCTCTACGCTGGCCATACACGGGCGCAAGGGCGGTATTGGCAGTTCTGCCCTGTCCGACCGGATTCTGGCCGTCCTGAGCGATTCTGAAGCGATTTCGACAAACCGGGTGGTCGAGCTGGTCAAGGGCAACCGTGCGAAGGTTCTCGAGACCCTCGACCAGCTGTACGCCGCGATGTCGGTGGAGCGCATCGAGGAGGGCCAGAAGGTGCTTTGGAAGCTCGGGATTTTCTGAACTGGTTCCAACCGGTTCCGACCCTGCCCCTCCCCCCCCTAAAGGGGGGGTCGGGGACTTTCCCGCGGAACCAGTTCGGAACCGGTTTTTTTGGTTTCCCCCCAGACCCCCCTTCCGTCCTTGGGCGCGACACGGTTCCTACGCCCCCCGAAGGGGCTCCGGAACCGGTACGCGCCGTTTCGGGATGGTCGGAATGGTTGCATTGTTTCGATAACGTGTTGTAGTATTGTTTCGGACGCCATCGTGGCGTCCAATCGAGACGCGCCGGATGGCGCAAGGAGTTACAAGATGGGATTTTTCGCTCAGAACGGCGGCTTCGCCGACGGCAAGGAATGGGCCAACGTCGAGGCCGGCACCTACAAGTGCGCCCTGGTGGGTGTTGATGTGGTGGATCGCCCGAGCTTCGAGGATCGCACCAAGCTCGAGCCCAACTTCCGGTTCCGGTTCGAGACGATCGAGGTCGGCGACGACAACGGCAACCCGTTCCGGTTCACCCAGTTCACGAAGACGTACTACGGCAACGACATGGCCAAGCTGACCAAGCTTCTGGACTCCATGCTCGGTCGGCGTCTCACCAGCGCCGAGTTCTCCCGGCTCGACATCGACGACCTCAAGAGCCGGCCGTGGTCGGTTACCGTCGATCTGATTCAGACCAACTCCGGCAAGGAGATGAACGTGATCCTCGCGGTGAAGCCGTTCGCCACCAAGGCGGCTCCGAAGCCGGTCCGAAAGCCTCCGGTCGAGGACGACATCGAAGACCCGTTCGCCGACTAAACGGCAACACCATCGTCGTCGTTCCCCGGCTCCGGCCGGGGACTTTTCACAAGGGATACATCATGAGCAATCGGAACTGGGAACGACTCGGGAACGCGGCGCTGGCCGTGTTGATCATCTTGGTCGGCGTTGTCTACGCGATGGACGCCGCGGACCGGTACGACGAACGGCTGGACAAGTCGGCCAAGATCCGCGGGTGGGATCGATGAGCGAACACTACCGCAAGGGATCGATCCAAGCGATTCAGGTGATCGACGACTGGGGACTCGACTTCGCCCTCGGGAACGTGATCAAGTACCTCGCCCGGTACAAGGACAAGGGTGGCCGCGAAGACCTGATCAAGGCCGCCTGGTACCTCACATTCGCGATCACCGGCTCGACGCTTCGGGCGGATGCCCACAAGACCGTCCTCGACAAGATCGGGGAGACCAAGTGACCGGGCGCGAAGCATTTGCCGCGATGCTCGCGGGATACAAGGCCAGACGTTCTGTCTGGCCTTCCGGTTACCATTTCCGCATCGACCGGCTCGAGGACGAGCGGCCCATCCCGCGGTTCTTCGGTTCGAAGGGATGGCGGCTCCGATGTCGGAGCGCAAGCTATATGGCATACCAATGGCGCTCGAACGATTGGGAGGTTATGGAGTGACTGGACCGGAAGCCCTGCAAGCCATGCGCGATGGCAAGCGGATTCGGCGCGGGAACTGGCCCGACGGCCAATACCTCATGGCAAAGCCCGAGAAATACTACCGGTGCTGGGCGTTCTATATGAACTCCGAAATAGACGGAATCGAGGAAGAGCGCACCATGCTTCACGGCGGACCTTGGATCCTCGGTGAACTGATGGAAGACGACTGGGAGGTTGTCGAATGAGTGGATCGGAAGCCCTGCAGGCCATGCGGGATGGCAAGCGGATTCGCCATGGTCGATGGACCAAGGACTGCTGGATCAGCGCATGGTACGACGACGAGATCGGTGTCTACACCATCATCGCGCACGGCACCCCGATCTTCGTTCGGGACGTTTCAGAAGACAAGGAGTGGATTCTATGGGCGCTCCTCGAGGAAGGCTGGGAGGTTGAGGCATGAAGACGTTGGCAGACATTCAGAAGGAACTCGAGGCCGTCGAGTTCGAGATGCAAGCGACCGCGGCGTCGATGGCCAGACTCTACGCCAGCGTCAACCGCCGGCTCATGGACTACGAGAGCGGCGGAGACTGGGTCAAGCTCCGCGACAAGATCGCCGAAGCCGAGCGCAAACTGGCCGACGCGCAACGCGACCTCATGAAGACCGGCGACTGGATCGATCAAATCAAATAAGCCATGCCACGACATCCAAACAGCGACAGGGGGCGGGAGCCCCTTGTCTTCACATCGCGGGTCTGCATCCGGTGCGGCCAGCTCTGCCCGTTCGAGGTATTCCGAGTCAAGAACAACCGCACCCGATCCGGCTACAGCCTCCGACGCACCTGCATCACCTGCAAGCGAAAGATGGACCGCCTGGTGAAGCGGGACTATCGCCGATCGACAGAGCAACGCGAGCAGTTCAACTCGAGCCGGCGAGGGATACCGCACCGCGGGAACCCCGATCTCACATCCCTCTGCCAGTGGATCGCGCATCGATGCAAACATTGGCAAGCCGCCGGCGCTCGGGATTGCGTGGTCTTCCTGGTACAGAACCCACTCGGTGTCCAGAAGGTCCACCAAGGCGTCAACCCGCACCGCTGGTGGAAGGGCAAGACGTGGGCGACCCGCGAGGACAAACCCGGCATCTCGATCCCGCAGGGTGGGATACCGTTGTTGAAGATCGAGAACCGGATGGCATTCACACATCCAACCTGTCCCGAGCGGTATCGGGACACCGCGCGGCTGGTGAACAAACGGCTCGACCGTATCTTCGAGAGGACGACATCCGACGAATGACCGACAACGACATCGACGATTACGCAGACCAGTTCCTGGTATTGGCCAAAGCCGCGATGCAACACGGCATTGCCACCTATATCGTCGTCCACACCACCGACCCGATCGCCATGACCAGCCACACCCGATACGTCAACACCGCCGATCCCGTCCTGGCAATGGGCATGGTCCAAGCGGCCCAGCTCTACGTTCAGGACGAGTTCTTCAACAACGGCGAAGAAGAGGAGGAAAACGTCTGATGGCCAGACCGCCCAAATACAACCCAGACCGGCACAAGCGGGCGATCGACGTCCTGCGGGCCGGCAACACCCGACGAGCCGCCGCATGGGCCGCAGGGATCGACCAGAACACCATCATGGACTGGATTCGCCGATACCCTGATTTCGCCGACGCCGTAAAAGAAGCCGAAGCCGAGGCCGAGCTGGCCATGGTCCAGCGGGTTCGCACCGCGGCCGACGACTCGTGGCAAGCCGCCGCGTGGTGGCTCGAGCGGAAGATGAAACAGGACTGGTCCGCGCGGCAGGAGCAGACCGGAGCCGACGGCGGCGCCGTCCAGATCCGCGTCCGCTTCGAGGACAAGGAACCCGAGGTGGCCGAATGAACGCGTGGGGGATCATTCTCTGGGTGGCGCTCGGAGTCGGGATCGGCGTCCTGCTCTGCGCTTGGGTGGTCTCGATCCTCGACGCCATGCAAAATGCCATCGATCGGCGCGAGGGCTGATGGCCGACATCGAGCTGGTACTCCCGCGGCCGCATCCCGGCCAGCGCCAGATACTCGGCGAAGCCAAGCGGATGAACGTGGTTTCCTGTGGGAGACGCTTCGGGAAGACCACCATGGGAGCCATCCTGATGGCCCGTCCGCTCCTCGAGCGGGGATTCAGTTGCGGGTGGTTCGCCCCGACGTATAGGCTCCTCGAGGAGGCGTACAACGACCAGCGGAAGATCTTCCACCCGATCATCCGCCGCGCCGTCGTCTCCCCGTATCCCCGCATCGAGCTGATCAACGGCACCGCCATCGACTACTGGACGCTCGGGGAGCCGGCGACCGTTGCCCGCGGACGCAAATACGGGTGGGTCGGCGTCGACGAGGCGGCGATGTCGGCGTACCTCGAGGAGGCATGGACCCAAGCGATCCGACCGACCCTCACCGACTACCGCGGCTCCGCCTGGTTCTTCTCCACCCCCAAGGGTTCCAACTACTTCAAGGTGCTGTACGACCAAGCCGAGGCCGATCCGGACTGGCAACGCTGGCAAATGCCGACCTCGAGCAACCCCTACATTCACCCCGACGAGATCGAGGAGGCGCGGCGCTCCTTGCCGTCGATCGCGTTCCGGCAGGAGTACCTCGCCGAGTTCGTCGATGCCGAGGGCGCGAGGATCAAGCGGGAGTGGCTCCGAACCGCGCCGGTTCCCGCCGGCCAGCGGTTCATGGGCGTGGACCTCGCGATATCCACCAAGACGGACGCCGACTACACCTCCGCGGTGGTCCTGACGCGGGACGATGCCGGCGTGGTCCATGTCGTCGATGCCGCTCGGATTCGGGCTCCGTTCGACGGCGTCCTGCGGTTCGTTCAGGACATGGCCGCGAAGCACCAGCCGGCGTCGATCGGGATCGAGCAGGTGCAATACCAGGCGGCGGTGGTGCAGGAGCTTCTCAGGCGCACAAAACTGCCGGTGCGGGGAATCAGGCCGGACCGCGACAAGGTGACCCGCTTCGGGGCGCTGGAGGCCCGGTACGAGCAAGGGCTGGTGTCCCACGCTCCGGACCTGCCGGCGTGGTTCGTCGACGAGATCCTGTCCTTCCCGATCGGGAGCCACGACGACGCGGTCGACGCCATGGGATACGCGTGGTCGGTTCTCGACCGGCGCTCGAGCTTCGCGGCTGTCTGATCGTTTTGTTGGCGTCAACGAAACGATCGGAGATCATTTTGGTGGCATCACCAAAATGGTCACCAGCTCCCCCCGATAAGTCACCAGCTCCCCTCGATAAGTCACCAGCTCCCCCCTATCCCCGCTGAAAATAAATCGGCACTATTTTCGCCGAACCCTTGCACCCATATAAACCGTGCCGTAATATATCCCCGTCGGCACCACCGACGAGGAGAACTACGATGAACAAGCCCGCTTTCAAGATTCCGTCACTCGCGACTTTGGCATACGCATTCGGAGAAGGAAAAGCCGTTGTCATTCGGGCCATCTTCGAATCCCAACGCGAGGAGGGATGCAAGGTGCCGGACCTTACCGAAGTTGCACCAGTACTGTACTCCTATGGTGTGGAATTCCGAATCAAGAATGGCAACGCAATCGAATGGATCAATCTTGGCGATGCATACGGCACAACCATCGTCTGCCACAATGGCCGCCTGAAGGTGACGTCTTGGGGAGAGGTTTGGGAATCCTGCTAATACTCAAGGCCCCGGCAACGGGGCCACCGTCCACCAGTAGTCTGGTGCTGATGAGCCCAAAGGGCGAAACGGAAAATCAAGGAGAACTACCATGAGCATTGAAGAGATTCGCAACTTCGTTCGCGCCCTGCGGGCCGGACTGTCGGTATATGATTGCCCTCTCGCCCTGCGCGACGTTTCGCCGGCGATTGACTCCGCGCTTCTCGCGTTCCAGGTCCTGCCGAATACGCAACACCGCATCGCACTCGGCAACGCTTGCATCCGCTACATCAAGGCCAGCCACGAGGTGAAGTCTTGACCGGCGATCGACGCCACCAGAACCCCGGCCGGCCGCGGACCGGGGTATCCGGTCCCCCGTGCAAGTCCTGCGGCGGGGAGACCGGACCCCGCGGCGCGACGTGGGAATGCCGGACCTGCCATCGCCGCCAGCGAGTCGGCACCGGCCGACCGCAAGGCAGGCCAAGGAAGGATGTCAAATGAGATACCTGTCGGTTTGCTCCGGGATCGAAGCTGCGAGCGTGGCGTGGCACGACCTCGGATGGCAGCCTATCGGCTTCAGCGAGATTGAGAAATTCCCCTCGCAGGTTTTGGCGACCCGGTTCCCCGGCGTCAAGAACTACGGGGACATGACGCGATTCAAGGAGTGGGATATTGAATCTGGAACAGTTGACCTTTTGGTCGGAGGAACCCCCTGTCAAGCCTTCAGTGTCGCCGGACTCCGGCGAGGGCTTGAAGACCCAAGGGGAAACCTCGCACTCACATTCGTGGCAATGGTTGATTGGTATCGCCCCGAATGGGTTGTCTGGGAAAACGTCCCCGGTGTCCTGTCGAGCAACGGAGGACGGGATTTTGGTGCCTTCCTCGGGGCGCTGGCGCAACTCGGGTATGGGTTCGCATACAGAGTGCTTGACGCTCAGTTCTTCGGAGTGGCCCAGCGACGCCGCCGTGTCTTCGTTGTCGCACACGCTTCAGGAGACCCGCGACGTGCAGCCCAAGTACTATTTGAGTCCTCGTGCCTGCGAGGGGATCCTCCGCCGAGCCGAGAAGCGCGGGAAGGCTTTGCCGGAGATGCTACGCAAGGCGCTGGAGAGCGTTTGTGGGACACCGTAGGGGCTTTGTGTGCTGACACTCACCCCGGTGCCTATTCGGGGCAGGATGCCTACACCGGAAGGATAATCCCCGCCGTATACGAATCGCACCCGAACGACTCTCGGGTGACGGGGCCGGTGGAACAATGCCCGACCGTGGCGGCGCGATGGGGCACCGGCGGGAACAACACCCCGCTGGTGCAACAGCCGATGTGCTTGATGGATCAAGGCGGAAGTGTAATGCAAGTCAATACCGACGGCACAACGGGAACATTACGCAGGGAAACGCATGGGCACGAACCGGTGGTTGTTGTGCAACAGCCGATGGCGTTCTCGTGGCAGTCCGGCGGCGATGCCAGAGGAGCAACCCCGCGACCGACCGCGCAACTCCAGCGATGCCAAGTAGAGGCTGTGTTGACGCCGATGGCCGTGCGACGGCTTACACCGGTGGAGTGCGAACGTCTCCAAGGTTTCCCCGACGGGTGGACTGACATCAAGCCTGGCGGGAAGGACACGCCCGACTCCCCCCGCTACAAGGCCCTAGGCAACAGCATGGCCGTGCCTGTCATGCGTTGGATCGGCCAGCGCATCGCGTCTAAGGTATAATCAAACCTCACGGTAGTACTCCTCATCTGAACCCTCCGAGACCATGCCCTCGGAGGGTTTTTCTTTTCGCCGTGGGATAATCGGGACATGGGAATCCTCGACCGCGTCCTCGGCCGCAAGGCATACGCCAACCCCAAGGAGCCGCTACCGCTCCCGATCGGCCAATCCCGCGACATGTACCTCACCGGGTACGGCTCCGGCCAGCTGGTCTCTATGCTTCGCCGCGTCCTCCCAGGTTCCCACCGAGACTGGTCGGCGCAGGCCGGCGACCTCGGCCTCAACTCGATCATCGCTTCGGCGATGGACTGGTACATCCGGAACTGGCCGCAGGCCATCCCGCAGGTGATGCGACGGGTCGACTCGATGCAGGCCGAGCCGCTCGAGGATCACCCCGTTCTCCAGCTGATCGCCGAGCCGGAACCCGGCATGGTCGGCAACCTGCTCTGGGGTTGGATCGTTCAGGACTACAAGCTGTTTGGCAACGCGTACCTCCGAAAACAGCGCATCTCCGGACCGGGTTCGCAGGTGGTGGCGCTCCAGTACATCCCGCAGGACATGATCCGGCCGGTGGGCGACGGCCGGAACCCGCTCACACATTACACCTATACGACCGACGGCCGAAGCTTCCAGCTCGAGATCGCCGACGTGATCCACTTCCGGTATGGGCGCGACCCCGACGACATCCGCCTGGGACGTTCCCCGGTCCAGTCGGTTCTGCGCGAAATCGCCACCGACAACACCGCCAGCTCGAGCGCCTTTGGCCTTCTGGCGAACGGAGCCATGCCCTCGATCATGGTCGGGCCCGACGCCAAGGACTCGGGACAGATCGACATGAGCCCCGACGACGCTCGGCAGATCAAGCGATCCCTCCGTGAAAACCTCACGGGCGACAATGCCGGCGGGATCGTGGTGATGTCGGGACCGTACAAGGTCGACCGCGTATCCCTCACCCCGTCCGAGCTGGCGCTCGATTCGGTGCGCCGTGTCCCAGAGGAGCGGATCTGCTCGGCGCTCGGCATCAACCCGATGGTCCTCGGCCTCGGAGCCGGCCTCGAGCGATCGACCTACAGCAACTACGAGAGGGCCCAACAGGCGGCGTGGGAGGACGGCATGGTGCCGCTCCTGCGAATGGTCTCCGACACCCTCACAGTGGCGCTCCTGCCGGACTTCCCCGAATCGCAGGAGGGCGACTTCGTCCGGTTCGATCTGGCGAACGTTCGAGCATTGGCCGACGACCGACAGGCCGAAGCCGAACGGGCCGAGCGGTTGTACAAGGCGGGAGTGGCGGATCTGGCGGAGGCCAAGCGTATCGCCGGCCTCGAGGCCACCGACGACATGGTCGGCGTGATGCATCCGAGCGCCGCTTCGGTGGTCCCGCAGGAGCCGGGAATCCCCGCGGCGGTTCGGTCGATTGACATGAAGAGCCACCCGACCGAATCGATGCAGGCCGCGGCGCGGAGGGCGCTTCGGTGGAAGGAAGAGGGCAGGGCCGGCGGTACTCGCGTGGGCCTCGCTCGAGCGAACCAGATCGCAAGCGGGGAGTTGATCTCCGAGGATACGATCCTGCGGATGTATAGCTTCTTCCGGCGTCACGAGGTCGACAAGGAGGCCGAGGGATTCGAGCAGGGCGAGGACGGGTTCCCGAGCCCCGGTCGCGTGGCCTGGGACTTGTGGGGCGGCGACGCCGGGTTCGCCTGGGCCTCGAAACTTCGCGACAAGATCCTCCGCGGCGAGAAGCTCGAGACCAAGTCGGACACCTGCACACACGGCTCCGAGGTGCCGTACCAGTCCCACCCTTTTTACGGGTGGTCGAGCATACCGGACGAGCGGTAAAGGCCACCGGACGGGACGCCGAGATATATCAGGCGGCCCAACGGTTCCGGAACGGCTTGATCAACCGCGAGGAAACCGCGGTGGCCGACATCAGCAGAGCGTATCGAGCCGCCACCGCCCAGCTCCTGCGCGAACTCGAGGCGCTCGAGGGACGGCTGGCCGAACGTGAAGCCGCCGGCGAGCCTCTGGCCGACGCGGCCTTGGCCATGCGGGACCGGCTCGAGCGGTTGATCGACCAACTCCGTGGAAGGCTCGGTGAACTCTCCCCCGAAGCGGTCGAGATCGTTTCCCAAGGGCAACAGCTGGCGCTCGAGTTCGTGAACTCCGAGACCGGCAATCTGATTCTGGCATCGACGGGCGACAAGGCTCGAGCCGCCGAGATCCTCGGCACGTTCGACTCCCTTCCCGACGAAGCCATCCGCGAGTTTGTCGGGTTCTCGAGCGACGGTTCCCCGCTCGCGGTATTGTTCGATTCGATCGCGCAGGACGTTCCCTCTGCGCTTCAGCTCACCCTGTCGTCCGGCATCGCGCAGGGGAGGAATCCGCGGGAGGTGGCGAGGGACATGGTCCGAATCGCCGACCTCCCACGGCGTCGAGCGGAAACGATCGCAAGGACCGAGATGATCCGAGCCGGGCGGGAAGGGCAACGGGTGATTTACGAGTCATCCCCGGTGGTGACGTCCTACCGCCGCGTGGCCACGCAGGACGCCCGTGTCTGCCTCGGTTGTCTGGCATTGTCCGGCACCATGCACAGGACCAGCGAGATCATGCCGTCCCACCCCAACTGCCGGTGCGTCATGGTGCCGGTGACTCCGAGCCTCGCCGAGATCACGGGGGATCCGTCGATCCCCGACCTGCGACCGGGAGCGGTGAACGCGGACAAGATCATGGCCGGCCTCGACCGCTCGGAGCTGATCGGCATCTTCGGCCCTCGCCGCCTGGCATTGCTCGAGGAGGGTGTCCCGATCGCTGACATGGTCGAGGTACGACAAGATCCGCGGTGGGGACCGACCACTCGCATCAAGCCAATCAAGGACCTTGTGGGATAACTAGGACATGGAAATGGACTCCGTGATCGGCGGCGCGGTCAAGAGCGACAGGCTCGGCCATGTGAAGGGCTATCTGGTCCGCTTCGGCACTCCCGAAGCGGTGGACCTCGAGGGCGACTTCTTCGGACCGGAGACCGACTTCGGGTTCCCGGTGAAGGCCGGCTCGAGGGTTCCCCTCAACCTGTATTACCACCATGGGATGGATCAGAAGGTGGGCCGAAAGTCGATCGGGACCGGGTACGTCAAGATGGACGAGACCGGGCTCTGGTACGAGGCGCAGATCGATCTGGCCGACGAGTATGGGCGAATGATCGCCAAGCTCGCCAAGGAGGGCAAGATGGGCTTCTCCAGCGGCGCGGCGGGGCATCTCGTCGAGCGCAAGTCCACCGGCATGGCGTCCCAGATCGTCCGCTGGCCGATCGCCGAAGCGTCGATCACTCCGACTCCCGCGGAGTGGCGCAACACGGTGAAATCCATCGAGGACTACTACGGAATGGGCATGGAGGGCGAGATGGAAGAGATGGAAGAGATGGTCCCCCCGCCGGCTCCGGACCAGTCCCCCGAAGACTTCGCGAACGCCGCGTTCGCCGACATGAAGTTCGAGATGCTGCACGAAGCCATCGAGGGCCACTACGAGGCGCTCTGCGCGGCGATCGATTCCCTCGCGGACATCGAGCAGGACCGCCTGCCGTTCGTCCTGGCATTGCTCGATGCGTTCGCCGGGAAGGTCGGCGCGGTGGCCGAATCCCTCGAGCTTGACATCAAGAGCCTTCGGATGGTCTCCCCCGAGACTCTCCGAAACACCGAGCGCCGGTTGCGGGATGCAATCGGCCTCAGCCGATCCGACGCCAAACGGCTGGCACCGGAGATCTGGACCCTCCTGCGGGACGCAGGCCAGACGACCGATCCGGAACCCATCGCCGAAGTGGAGGTCAAGTCCTCCCCCGACTCCGAGCGGGACGACATCCTCGCCCGTCTCGGTCTTCTCATGGAGCTTAAATGAACGTCGAACAACTCAGCGAGAAGCGCCAGACCCTTCTAGCCACCGCTCGCGAACTCGCCTCCAATGATGGCGACCTTGCTCAGGTGAAGTCGATCATGGCCGAAGCCGATGGTATTGCCCAGCGCATCGAGGCCATCAAATCCCTCGGCGAAATGGCCCCCGTGGCCAAGCCGGCTCAGATCGATGAACCGTGGAAGTCCGGCGGCGTCACGAAGAACCCGTTCACGGGCAACCGCGACGAATCCAACTACAAGGCGTACGCCTTCGGCCAGTGGGCCCGAGCCATCGCCGGCAACCGCAAGGCGGCCGAATGGGTTAAGAACAACCTGAAGGCGCAGACGGAAGGCACGACCACCGCTGGTGGTTTCACCGTTCCCGATCCGTTGTCATCGGACCTGATCTACCTTCGCGAACAGTACGGTATCGCTCGCCAGAACTGCCGGATCTACCCGATGTCTTCGGACATCCTGAACGTGCCGAACGCCACCGTCTCGACCATCGTCCGGTACCCCGGCGAAGCCACGGCGATCACGGATTCGGACATGACGTTCGCGCAGGTCCAGCTCGTGGCGAAGAAGATGGCGATCCTTACGCAAGTTTCCAAGGAACTGGCCGAGGACTCGATCATCGACTTCGGCGCTACCCTCGCCCGCGACATGGCATTCTCCATGGCCAAGGAAGAGGACCGCGTTGTCTTCAACAATGCGGTTGACGCGACCTCCGGCATCGACGGCATCCTGTACGGCGTCAACAACAAGTCGGGGACGAAGACCCAGATTGCGAGCCTGGTCCAGTTCACCACTGGCCAGACCGGACCCGCGCTTGGGCCGACGTTGGGCGACTTGGCCAAGATGGTCGGCAAGCTTCCGACGTATGCCACCAACCCGAAGTGGTACATGCATCGCGAGATCTTCTTCAACGCGGTGGCTCCGCGGTTGCAGGCGCTGTCCGGCAACGCGATCGGCGACATCCAGAACGCATACGGTCAGGCTCCGACCCTCTATGGTTACCCTGTCGTTTTCGTTCAGAACATGGCCAAGACGCTGGTGGCTTCGACCCCGGTGATGCTCTTCGGCGACCTCTCGGTCGGCACCGCCTTCGGCGACCGCCGCGGAGTCACCGTCGAGGTTTCGGACCAGCGGTACTTCGAGACCGACAACCTCGCGTTCAAGGCTACCCAGCGGTTTGCCTTCAACGCCTTCGATCTCGGAAACACTGCCGCGGCCGCCGCGGATCAGATTCCGGGTGCGTTGATTGTCGGAGCCTCCTCGGCCACCTAATCCCCGCCCCCCATCGCATGGTGGGAACCGACCCCTCCGGTGGACGCACCGGAGGGGTTTCTTCTTTGTGGGATAATCGGAACATGGGACTCACCCGCGCCGAAGCCATCGCCCGTGTCTCGCTCTGGTGCGACGCGACCGCCTACCCCGAGGTATCGACCACCGATATCGGGACCGTGGTCGACCAGTTCTCACGGTTCTCGAGCTGGACCGCCAGCACCGCCTACGCGGTCGGGGACAGGATAGTCCCCACCACCCCGAACGGACGCGTGTACGAGGCGCGTAGGGCCGGCACGAGCGATACCACGGAACCGGATTGGCCGACCGCGCCGTGGACGCAATACCAAGGCTGGATTTACTCCGAGGGCACCTCCGATCCCGAGCTTATGTGGGTTGATGCCGGGCCGGCCAATGTCGAGCGGTACGATGTCCGCTCCGCGGCGCGGCAGGTCTGGCTGATCAAGGCTTCCCGAGTGGTCGGCGAGATCGACTCGAAGGACGGCTCCGCGGACGTGAAGCTTTCCCAGCTCCGAACGCATTGCCTCGAGCAGGCCGAGAAGTTCCGGCCGATGGTGATCGTCTGATGGCTCCCCAGCTCCGCGAGCGCCTATCCGCGTCCTTCGTCCGGCGTTTATGCCAGGACCGCATCGAGGTCCACCGAGCCTACGTCGAGTCCGACGGCATGGGCGGTGTCACGACGACATGGCGCAAGATCGACACCATCCCCGCGAGGATGATCAACAAGTCCGACTCCGAACAGGTCATCGACGACGCTGTTCGATCCACCGCGGTCTGGGAGATGCTGGTTCATTCCGGCTTCGACATTCAGGCGCATGATCGGGTGACGTTCCCTAGCCAGCCCGATCGCATCTTCGACGTGATTGGGACCGACGAGGGCCAGACCGAGCTGTTGATTCAGAAGGTGGGTCTGGTGGAGCGGATGGGATGAGCGACTTGGTGCAATGGGCGACGTTGGTGACCGTTGTCATCTCCGGATTGACTTTGGCCCATACGATGCGGAAGGGTTCGGAGGATCTTCACCGTATCTTCGCCGAGCGTATCAGCAAGCTCGAGGCGCTGGTCTCGACATTCAGCTCGGGAATGGTGGCGTTCGAGGCACGGATCGAGCATCGCCTGGAGCAGATCGAGGCGCGGCTTCTGGACCTCGAGCGGGAGCGACGCAAATGAAGAATATGTCGAAGGGGCGTTTCGCCGCGGTCCTGCTGGCCTCGGTTCTGGTGGCGGTCCTCCCCGAGTGGAACGCGGAGTTCCGAGCGCCGCTCCCCGCGGACGCCGGCCTCGAGGAGGTATGGCGCAGGCTCGAAGCGGGAATGGTCCGGAGCATCAACACGGCGATCCCTGCGCTGGTCTCGGCGCTGGTGGGGTTCTTCGTCCGCGCGGACCGCTCGATGCCGTTGTTGTCGGTGGCTGACGTGAAGGAGCAAGACTGATGCCGAAATTCGATGTTCCAGCGCGACTGCCAATCGAGTCCGGAGGGCAAGGCGCACCACAGACTCAAGCATTATCAACCTCCGCGACTTATATCGGGCTGGGTTTTTGTGCCGAAGCAACCATCGATGTGAAGAAGGTTGGGTTTTATGCGACAGCGGCTGGCAGCGGAGGTACCCTAAACGTAACTATTGAGACAATCAATGGTGCAAACGGTTTGCCAAGTGGAACATCGATCGTATCGACGACAACCACACTTCCTTTGACTGTCGGTTGGAATGAATTGACTTTCGCAACAAGCGGGACGCTAAATGCGGGCACGATGTACATGATTCGATTGCAGATGGCAGCGAATCCGGGAACTGCTCCGACGATCGCTTATGCCATTTCCAACGCAGATGAATCATTCGTTCCGTATACGGTGATTACCGGGACACGGGGTGCAAACCGAGTTACCGAATGCTTTTATATTGTCGATAGTGCTGGCGGAGCCAAATACTACGGCTGGCCGTTTTGGCTTTCATCAGCCCAGCTTACCAATTCACTGGTTGTAAACAATACATTGCCAGAGGTTGGAATGCGTTTCAATGTTCCGACAACGGTCTGCTCGACGTACAAAGTGATCGGATTAAAATTTGCTGGAGACCCGGTTGGCACCACAACAGACATTGTAATTGGCTTATACAACTGGAACGGCGGAAATAATTCGACTGCACTGCAAACGACAACGTTTTCCAGTTATGCGACGGCAGACACGACGCAAACAGCGATCATCGAATATTACTTCGACAATCCACCGACTCTGACTGCCGGATCCGATTACATCGCATCCATTGCCACCAGCGATGCGTCCTCGACGGCATCGCCGGTTACCGTCCGAATGTTTCAGGATGTGCCGGATGCCGCGAAACCTGCGCTGTTCGATCAGACCGCAAATTACACTTGGAATCGAGTAAGCCGGACGAGTACGACTGGTTCTTGGACTACGACTGCAAACCAAACGCTCGAGATGAAGCTGATCTGCGAGATTGTCTCGCTTCCATCTGGTGGTGGCGGCTATTCGGCAAACTTCAACCAAGGATTCGGCCAATAAGATGTTCCAAATCAAACTTTCCGAAAGCACCACGGCGCGACGTCGAATCCCGATCCTGCTCGTCGATGCGACCGATGGATATACGCCCGAGACTGGCATCACCACGC